CCGTCTCAAGAGGAGACGCAATGACTGTTGAGGGTGTGGCTTATACGGTGCGCGAGCAAATGCTGCTTGACGATGGCAAGATTATGCGTGTGATGCTTATGAAGGATTAATTCGATGACAACAAAGCGCGAAAACATCCTTGCTGCCATAAAAACGGCTTTAACAGGTACGACGGGAGTAGGCACGAGGATTTACCGAAGTCGTGTTGAACCGATGAGTAGGAATGAATCGCCTGCCATCATCATTGAGCCTGTTTCAGATACTCCTGTTCAGAACACCAGCTTGCCCACACTGGACTGGACTCTTCGCGTCAGGATTGTAGTGATAGAGAGAGGTACGGTTCCTGACCAAGCAGCTGATGACACTATTCAGTCATTGCACAGCAAGATGATGGCGGACTTGACGTTGGGTGGTTACGCGATTGATGTAGAACCTGCTCAGACAAGTTTTCAGTTACTTGAAGCTGATCAACCTGCCGGAATTATTTTTTGCGAATTTGAAATTCGATACCGCACTCAAGTTGCTGATTTAAGTCAATAGTTGAGTCGGGCTACGCTGAAACCTAACCACGCTCTCCATTTACCATGGCAGATGAACACAGTGGTCAAGGCGGGAGCTACCTGCTGGATCCCGAAACAGGCGTTCGCACTTTAATTATGCGCACGCTTCCACCACAACCATCACAGGGAACATCCGATGGCACTGCTACTACGCAAACGCCTGATTCTGATCGAGACGGAGTCGAGTTACGGGACGGACCCAACGCCGGACGGAGCCGACGCAGTTCTGGTAAGGGATCTGAGCATCACCCCTCAGTCGAGTGATGTCGTCAGCCGGGACCTGATTCGTCCTTATCTAGGCGCTTCACAACAGCTACTGGCAAACACAAAGGTTGAATGCACTTTCAGTGTTGAACTCGCTGGGTCCGGCACAGCTGGCACTGCTCCTCAGTACGGCAAAGCAATTCAGGCTTGCGGATTGAGCGAGACCATTGCGGCCAACACCTCAGTTAAGTATGAGCCTGAGTCAAGTGGATTCAATAGCATCACCATCCACTACAACATTGATGGCGTTCGCCATAAGGTGACTGGTTGCAGGGGCAATCTGACGTTGAATGCAACTGTCGGCGAGATTCCTTCCTTGGATTTCGCTTTCACTGGTATTTACAACGCTCCAGACGATACTGCGCTGCCGACTCCAACTTATGCTAATCAAGACGATCCTGTGATCTTCAAGAATGGCAATACCAGCAGTTTTGAACTGTTGTCGTACGCAGGAGCTTTGCAGTCCATCTCTATGGACTTGGGAACGTCACTGGTTTATCGCGAGCTTGTAGGAGGCACTAAAGAAGTGTTGATTACGGATCGTGCTGTCTCTGGCTCTGTTTCTATTGAAGCGGTGCTTATGGCAACCAAGGACTTCTTCGCTGCTGCTGTTGATGACGATGCGGCGTTAGGCAACCTTCAGTTCACCCATGGATCTGTTGCGGGCAACATTGTTCAATTCACCTCCTCGAAGGTTGATATTGGCGATGTCTCTTATGGAGATCAGGACGGCATTGCGATGCTGGAGATCCCTTACACCTGCGTGCCTGACTCTGCAGCCAACGCTGAGTTTGATTTGATCTACACCTGATCAAACTGTTTGTTGTGATTTTGGGAGCCTTTTCAGGCTCCCTTTTTTTGTGTAAGCTAATTCTGCTTATGCACTTACCCAATGGCTTTTGTACGTAAAAAGGTAAAAACCTTCAAATGGCCCGTACAAGTAACAGAACCTAGCGAAGACCGTCCAGGCGAATTTGACAAATTTGAATTTACGGCTGTATTTAAGCGAGTAAAACTTTCCGAACTTAATTCCTTGGGGGAAGACTCAGGACTGCCTCTGCTTAAAAAAGTCATGGTCGGCTGGGAAGGAATCCAAGATGAGGAAGGCAAAGACGTTCCTTTTTCAAGTAAGGAGCTTGAAGAGTTCTCTGATGATGTCGACTGGGTAAAGGCTGTACTTGCGGCCTACACCAAAACTTATGAGGGGGCGGAAGCGGGAAACTAAGAGAGGCTGCGATTTATTGGGCGTCCGGCGGCAAAGAAGTCGAGGACAAAACCAATGATGATGCAGCTGCTTTCGGGATAAGCCTGCCAAAGCCGAAGCCAAAGGAGTCTACGGATTTCGAGGTTTGGGACGAAAACTGGGATGCAGTCATTATGTTTCTGCGACTGCAGACCCAGTGGCAGGTTTCAATGAGTGGATATGTCGGATTGAAGTATGAGGTACTGCTAGGTTCCGAAGGCTTGTTTGGCCTCTACAATGTGGAGGATCGTAGAGACATGCTTGAGCGTCTTCAGATAATGGAGGCGGCAGCCCTAAAGGAACTCCGGAAACGCTCTGATGGCAAAGGCAATTGACACTCTTTCCATCAAGCTTGATTTCAAGGCGGGATCTGGCTCTCAGCAGATAATTGACAAGATTGGAAATTCAATAAAAAATTTAAAAGTAATAGCAGGTCAGACGGGACCTTCTGTAGAAAAAGTAAGAAAATCAATAAACGATTTTGCAAAGCAAGGAAATAGAAGCATTAGCACGATTGAAGGGCAAGTCACAGCCTTAAGGGCTTTAAGAAGAGAAGCAGATATAAACAGCAAAGAGTTCAAAGAGCTAACTGCTGACATTGCAAAATATGAAAGACAGCTAAACAAGGCTCAAGGTCGAAGAGGTGGTGGTGCTCGTCAAGCAACACAGATAGCTGGTGCAGTCATTTCTGGCGGAATCTTTGGTGGCCCAGAAGGCGCAATCGGCGGCGCGCTGGGTGCCTTTGGCGGTGTGCAAGGAGCTTTTGCTGGTGCTGCAATTGGTGCTCAAGTTGGTGGTATCAGGAAAGCTATTGGGGCAGCAGCTGACTATGCGGCGCAAATCCAAAAGCTAGAAATTGGACTGAGGGGCGTTGTAAGTAGCGAGTCTGAATTTCACCAAGCGATCGCAGCAGCAAATTCCGCCACAAAGGATTTTAATATTTCAGCTGTTGATGCAATCAGCGGCATCACCAAACTTTCGGCGGCAGTTATTGGAGCGGGAGGCAATGTAACAGATGTGGAAACTGTCTTTAGAGGAATTAGTGCTGCGGTTCTTGCGACCGGAGGTAGTGCAGATGATGTGAGAGCTTCGATCACTGCGATGGTGCAGGTGTTCTCCAAGGGAAAAGTAAGCGCAGAGGAACTTTCTGGGCAGCTCGGCGAGCGTTTGCCAGGAGCAGTAGTCCGCTTTGCCAAAGCCGCTTTTGGGACAGGCCCTGAAGCAATGCAAAAGCTGCAGAAGGAGTTGAAGGCAGGCACGGTTGGGCTGAACGAATTAATGCTTTTCGCTTCTGATACAGGACTTGAGTTTGAAGATCTTGCTAAAAAAATTGCGTCAAGTTCTGCTTCAGCCGGGGCTCGGCTTAACATTCTTGTAGATGCTTTTAGGCTTGAGCTAGGTACTGCGATACAGCCTATCGGTGCTCAGATTCAAGATTTTGCTGGAGAAGTACTTGTCGAGTTCAAAGACGAGATTATCGCTGTAGTAAAAGAGCTTGGGAACCTTGTACTAGGACTTCTTGCTTTAGCTAAGTTTGTTGGTGACAACAAAGAAATAATTGGATTTTTTGCAGGCTTAGCCTTAAAAATCAAAGCAGCACAATTAGCTATTGCAGCTCTCGCAGGAATTAAGACATCATTTGCTGGAGTGGTCGCTGCGGGGACTAGCGCCAAGATCACGGGAGATGTAGCTCAGACTTCTGCGGGCAAAGTGACAATGCTCAAGACCGCATTAAGCGGTTTATTGGGAATTGGGATAGTAACGGTAGGCATCCATTTCATAACTAAAGGCTTAGGGGATTTAGCGGAATTTAATCGAAAGGTTGAAGAAATCAATGAGGGGATAAAGAATCCAGCTGCTCAATTCAAGGGCATGACTAGGAAGCAAGTTGAAGAAAAGCAGTCGGAAATGAGGAAAGAAGCTGCTGAACTGCGAGCGCAGATTGCGGAAGATCAAAAGCCGGACAGCAGCGCGGCTGCAGGACTAAGGCGACTTATACCCTCAAGCCTTCTCCAGCTGGCTGGTCAAAAGACTGATTTGGATGTAACAAGAGAAAAACTCTTGCGACCAGGCCTCCTAAAAGAACTTGAAGAGGCTATTAATGTTGACGCTTCTCAGTTTGCAGACAAGCCAAAGCCCACTGTATTTAACCCCTTAAATCCTGACAAGCCAGGTGGATCAGGCGGCACCAAAAGCACTCTAGAGAACAGGATCAAGCAGGCTCAACAGCTAGAAAGCAGTATTCGGCGACGGCTGAATCTGGCGCAAGCTGAAGGAGGACTTGCGCGCTTCATTGCTCAACAAGCCAACCAACGAGCCGTGCTTGAAGATAAAATTACCAAAATTAAAGAAGGCGGTACAAGTCAAGAAATAGAGCGAGCTACTGCAGAAGCGCGAAACCTTCAAACTCAAGAACAAGCCGCCAAGCTTAAAGAACGTGTAGCAGAACTCTCCGAAAAAGCACTCAAACCGCTGCAAGACGCAGTGCAGGCTGTTAAGGAACAGGCAAAAGTTGATGAACGAATTGAAGAACTAATCAGAAAAGGCATTAGCCCTCAGAGAGCAGAAGATATTGTAAATCTGGAAAAGATCAAGAAGAAGACCATTGAGCGATTAGAGGTAGAAATTGATGTGCTTAGAGCAATCGTTGCCCAGGGCGGCGCTACACAAGCGCAAATAGATGCACTTGATGCGTTAATGAAAAAGCGTAAAGAGGCAGAGGATGTTGACCCAGAAAAAGAAACGTCTAAAGGCAAGTACGACGACGCAAAGAGCGAGTTTAAGCAATTTACAGAAGATTTCGAGGAAGGGCTAGACAACATAATGAATGTTGGGCCGCAACTCGCAGGTGTCGCGGTTAATGCGATAGGAAGCATGACTGATGGCCTTATAGAGCTGATCACTACTGGTAAGGCAAATTTCAAAGAAATGGCTGCTTCGATTTTGAAAGATATAGCCAAGATCATGATTCAGGCTGCAATTGCTGGTGCCATTAAACAAATGTTCTTCGCAGCAGATGGTGCCGTCATCCAGGCTGGTCAAGTTAAGCCCTACGCAAAAG